TGTACGACACTCCCAATGTTCCTGCATACTCTCCATCGACTACACAGGCAAATAATTCAAACTGCGGTTCTTCCATGATTCCTCCGTACTAACTAAAACTTTAACCTTGACAGATTCCGCCTGAGTTATTCCATGCACCCCATGCTGTTGTTACCGGGCAACTGCATACTTCTGGACTGCAGTATCCACCACATCCTGTTCCAGAAGTTCCGCTTCCTCCGCAACCGCCATTGTACGATACGCCATAACGAGCTTGGTTGACGCATGTGTACTCAGGTCCTCTTGGACAAAAGCAACGAGTTTCTGAAACTGCAGCACCTGTGCAACATACGCAAGTGGTGTATGAAGGTGGGGAATATCCACAACTTGGGGAGTTAGCTCTAAAGTTTGCTTGGAACGAACCACAGTTACCATCTGCCACGTTGTCATACAGCGTGTAACCGCTGCAACCAGTGCTTATAACTGTCCCATACGCAGGACAAGCTGGAGGCGGCGGTGGCGTTGGAGGACCAGGAGGTGGAGGAGGTGGAGGAGCAGGAACGCTTGGTGTAACCGAGTTTGATGAAGCAGAAGCATTTGATGGAATGCCATTAGATGCAACACCCATCACTGTGAACGTATAAGCAACACCGTTTGCAAGACCTAGAACTGTGATTGGTGAACTTGGTCCGCTTTGCGTAATTCCCTCTGGAAAGGAGGTTGCGATGTAGTTGATAGTTCCTTTACCTGCATATACAGATGGGGTAAATGAAACGGTAGCCTCAGCGTTTCCAGCCGTGGCCGTACCAATAGTTGGCGGGGTTGGCTTTCCGCCACCAGAAGCTCCTACAAGACGCATTAGGCGCTCAAGTCTCCCATGAGAATCCAGGTGTCAGTTCCACGTTTTACAAGTGATGCAGTTGACCATTGTGCTCGAAGTTTAAGACCAGGTGTTCCGTTTATGGTCACAGCACCAGTTGCACCAGCAACCGTTACTTGTCCAGCCCCAACCTGAATAAGCGTTATAAATGTTCCAATTGGAAAAGCTACAGAAGAAGCCAAAGGAACGGTGACGTTAACACCAGTTCCAGAGTTAATTTCAACAATCTTTCCATCATCAGAAAGCGCCAATGTATAACCAGTTGCTTGCTGATTTGTCTCCATATGGTAAACAACGTTGCCAGTAACAGCAATTGATGTGGCCGCAGCAACACCGAGCGTTGGCGTGGTCAATGAAAGACCAGTAGCAAGCTTGGCTGTTGTAATTGCAGCATCGGCAATTGAAACAGTGTCGATTGCGCCTGTATCAAAGTTGTCTCCGGCAGACAAACCGTTTACATAGTTTGATATTGCTTGCCAGTTTGAGTTGTGTTCAGCAGCAACAATTGGACTGCCGTTGCTAAATGTGTACGGAATATTTACGGTTGCCATTATGTTCCTCTGATGTTTCTGCGTTTAAATTTATAACCAATACTGCTCATTCCCCATTTTCTACCAGGGTTTACTTCTACGTCGGTATCGTCATCTGGTCCACGGAATTCAAGTTGAACTGCAAAACCACGTCCCAACGGGGAAATACCTTTACGTTTGATTGCAGAACCTACAGTACTGAAACCATATATTGCACTATCCCATAGTCCACCAACGCCAGTATTTGAGTAATACGAACCTGTTGTAACAGGAGTTAATGAAATTATTCTAGTTCCACCTGATTGGTTTGTTTCGTCGTAGTTCTTATATACACCAAGTCTTATTTCCGTGTTAACAGGAACTTCCTTAAGAACAAAGTATGGACGAATAAACGATTTCAACTGGACATAACGGTTGTCATCAAACCAAGTGGTTCTATATGTTGTCTGAAAGAAACCAGTAAACGGAAACTCTTCAGTTGTCGGAACATCATCAATAACGTTGTTATAATCGTCAACAACCATCACGTATGGATATTCAGCATCTGGGTTAATCATGATGTAATAAGGAACATCTTGCGCATTTCTCCAGTTACAACCACCAACTAATCCATAACCAGGAACACCAAGAAATTCTTCTTCTTGTTCAAATGATTTGGCTGACTGAAACATTGTGTAAGCGCCACGTGGACCAATAGACGGGTCAAATATGAAGTTAACGCTTGGATAATTAGGAGGCGTTCCTTCACTTGCATTTTTGTAAGGTATAGAAACCCATACGCGGTCACGAACGAAAGACAAAGTTATCTTATCTGTTGCCAATGAATTAACTTCACGGTTAATAATGATTGGGCGAATGCGCTCAAACACATCCTGGATTCCATTACGGTCATAGAAGTACATTCCGTTTGGATAGTCAAAGAAATAACATCCACCAGAGCCTTCAACCGTATGTTGCGGATAGTCAGCTCCGAGAACCTTGGTTAGTTCAACAAGTTGGAATGAGTCTGCGTCATAGCCCATGAGCAGATAAACAGCTTTTGGCTTGAAGATAAGCAATTGTCCATCAACAACTCTGATTGAACGAATTCCTTCACCACCAGCCGTGATGTCAATGTAGTCCTCTTGAAACCAGTTCTCTGGACTGTTCTCGTGTGACCAACGTAGACGGTTTGGATATGACTTAAGTTCTGGTGTAGGACTTGCGTCGTTCATTTCCTTCGTGTTAGCAACAAACAGTTTGTTTGCATGAGCTAAAGCAAGTTCAGCCCGTGGCATATATCCACCAGTTGGAACTTCATACTTTTGCCACGTTGGTCCTGAAGCTAAAAGCTGAGTTGCATAGGTATCGCCAGATGTCCATTTATACATGTATGGCGAAACAGAACCAATTGCCATGTAAAGCGTGTCTTCCCATTGTGTAAATGCCGCGCCGTTAATAGAAGTTACGTTTACGTCATTGAATGCATCTGCTTGAAGTTTCGTGTAGTTGCCACCAGATGAGTAGTAAACCTTGCCATTGATGCTTCCGTCATTAATGAATCCGGTTGTGAGCATTATCAATGGTGCTGATGCGTAACGATAATCAAACAACCCTTTTGGATTCCATGGCTGTCCAACTGTAACCACCGGGGTTGAATGCATCTTCTTATAGCCAGCACGACTAAATACACCACCACGTGGGTCAATCTCCACGTTAAGCATTTTTGGTGATTCGTTTTCTGCTAACTGGAATTGGTCAGCGCGAAGATTTAAACCGCCAGTAAAGTCAAAGACTTGTTTAAAGTCAATTCTTGGCATTTAGAATGGTCTCCCAAATGGGGACGGACTGCCTGGAATAACTTGAATTCCTGCACCATAACTAAAACCATATGCACGGTTTGCTGCACCATTCAACTGCAAGCCACCACTCATAATTAATGGTTGGTTGCTATTTGATGCGTTTATATTTTTATCAGCAATTGACACACCAGTGTTGTAGTGGTTCATATAAACCGCTGCCATCTCTGGGTCTTCTTGGTACTGGAATATTCGAGCCAATACAAAGTTGACAAGCATGATATGTAGCTCTTGGTCAAGGTCTACGTAGTTAGTGCTTTCAGAGTTATTGGAATCAGTTAGCCATACTAAGTTTGGTTGGCGATAACCACGAATTGTCAGTGTGTAAGTTTGGTTTGGTCTTGGCCACAACTGAATTGAGTTGTTCCACAATGACCAATACCCAGGAATGTTTGGCTGGTCATTTGTGCCAATCCAAATTGATTCAGCCTTGAACTGGTCAATGTAAATCAGTTCCATTCCAAGTCCACCGGTCATTGATTCACCTTGGACCGCCGTAACGTTGATTACGCTACGGATGCTAGGAAGCGTTAGGTTTGCTTGAGGAACTGTAATGAACTGAGAAAAGGTTCCTGTTAAAACAAGGTTGCTATCAACAATGCGTTGGTCTTCTACAACCTGTGTTTGGTAAGACGACTGGAACCATGGCCAGCGGTCATTGAGAGAAACGATTCGGTTATAGCCTTCGCTAATGAATTGGAGCACCAGGTCCTGGTCAACATCATCTGAGTTTGGGTTGTACCCAATTGATAACTGCGACAAGTTTTCAATCAGTTGAATTAGGTAATAGGAATTAAGACCCGTCGTTAGCGTATTTGCTGGTGCTGGCATTTAACTTCCTATTCCTCTGGTTCAACTTCTGGCTCGGATTCAACTTCCGGTTCTACCTGAACTTCGGGTTTAGTTTCCGATTTAATCAATTCTTCTTGGGCCTTCATTGTTTGCTTTAAATGTCCTATGCACAAATCTGTTCCCTTTGCCTTTGCGGCATGGCAACCTTCTTGGTTTGGACGAATAAAAGTGCAATGGTCCATAATCCCATAGGAAATTCCTGATGGGTTTGCTGGCTCCGAAC